TCATCACTATTGTGACCTCCATCCATTGGATTTGTAACTATCAAATTCAAGTTTTTTATACATATCTCCATCACCATTGAAGAGAGTGTAGTAGTATCCTATCGGCTTTTCTATGTTAAGTATCTTCATCAATCTTAGCTTGAAGTGATCAAAGAACTCCTCACCATCACTACACTTAAATAAAATAGAACAAAATTTACTCCAAATTCTATCGTTAGTAGATAAAATCTCTTCTGAGATATAGTTCTCACTTATGCACAGTTGAACAACCGTCTTCGCATGATTTAAGTATCTCCCATTATTATCAAAATTATGACCAAGGAAATAAACTTGTTCTCCAGGAGAATAGACATTTGACTTCTCTGTTGACACTTCTAAATCAAAGTGTTTTTTATAGTAGAGGGAAAAAGTATTTATAGATAACTTCCTGTCAGAGGCAAATACTATGTCATCACCTAGAATACTTATAGACGAGGTATCGATGTTAAGCTTGTACATTCTGTTTAAATATAATAAAGTGAATAAATTAACCATACTACCCAACAAATTAGTTAGCGCTGAACCACTCATTAAACCTCTACGCTTCGTAAACATACATGTTTCACCATTTATATTGGATATAATCTGGCAACTACAATGATAACTAATTATACTATCTAAAATATCAGTGTCATACGCGCGTAAAGATACTTTATTAGCTAAAAATTTTAACATCGTGCTCAGAAGAATGTTTTCAATCCTTTGATCAAAAGACTTGAAGTCGATGGAATAAATGTGACGCTTTGTTTGCCATTTAACATATCGTTTGGATAAATGCTCGAATGTATTAGACATACAGTAAGGAGTCATCTGATTTGTCTCAAAATGAGCGAAAATACCATTGAAAATCATCTTTTCCAACACTGCAACTATAACCGGGAATGGATAGAATTGTCTATATTTTAGCTTTAGGGATGATGATACTTGCGTTCTCCAGTTAACAGATATCGGAAAGTTGTGAAACAATTTCAACTTCGGTGTGCGAATCAGCTTGTGGATCAAAGAGCAGACTTCCTTTTTAATGACTGATTTTGGTCTTCTAAACTCAGGGAAACTACTGCTAGTATTTTGAGGAAGTGTGTCAAATGCATCTGAAGGACTTACTGTTTTATACTTTCTGCCAGACAACAGCAGCAAGTCGGCCATTTCAGCCAATACTTTATGGGTGAGTGCAAC